TCCGATTTTTGTTGAATTCTATGGCGTTCGACTTTATGGTCGCGTGCTGAAGATTGCTGGTCAGAAGTTGACCTATCGCAACGAAATTCGACAAGTCTTTTCGGCTCTTGTGTCAGAGGCAACGCTGCTCACTGAGAAGCAAGCAGCGGAAGAAATGGGGTTTTGATCATGTCTAACTGGAATCTTGAAGGATTGCATGTGACTGGCAACTACATGGGTGACCATCCTGTGTCTGGTCGCGTCGTGTTGAGTCGCGTCAAGTATGGCGGTACTGTTCAGCATACCGTTATTCTTGATCGTCCGTTACATTTGTATGAGCGTGTGCGCGATCGAGTTCTGCTCGATCATGAAAACATCACAAAGGTGAAATCAAGTGTCTAAAAATCGTTTGTTGTTTACAGAGGCAGTCGGATTGTCTGCCAATGTTGATCATGTCCTCGCGAATGAGACTCTTGATGGTCTCTCTCATAGAGATCTCTATGATCTTGCGGAGAAACTTGAGCGCGCAACGCATTTGCTGCTCGTTCTTGGTGATCGCAAGTTCCAGGAAAATGTTGACAGGGATGTTGCTGATTTTACAAAGGTGCCGTTCTAACATGAAAGAATATGACATCAATATTTGTCTTGTTGAACGCGAACTTGACGTTATGCATGATGCGTTGACTCTTTATATGAAAACAATGCCTGCGAAAGATGCATTGTTCGCCGATGCAATTCTTGATAAACTATATGATGAAATTGAAAATTCTAGCGTGAGGGCAGCATAATGGGATTCTTTAAAAATATTGAAATTGATGTCATCCAGATGTTTCAAGAAGATGGCATGAAGGAAACTGAAATTGCCACTTCTCTTGGCATTTCGTTGACCGAAGTCCACAATATCATCGCTCGGTTTGAAGCAGATGACTATGATCGTGACCCTGACGTTGTCGGGTATGATGATCTTGAGTCTGAACCCGATGATGCTGATTATAACTCGGAGCATTACTAATGGTTGCTGGTTATCGTAAAACAACTCTTGTTCCAAGAACACGTGTTGCATTTGATCCATCGAATCCAAATCATATGCTTGACTTTGCTAAATTCGTAAAGTATAATGGATGGAAGAGTGGTTGTTCTTATTTTCTTGAAGATCCATTTACGGATATTCCGACAATGATTCGATCGAAAATTGCTGACCACACTTTGTCTAAACTTGTGGAGAAAGTCTAATGAATGTTTTTGAAATCATTTTATTACTATTGTTCATCAACACTTTTCTGTTCAGTTATGCTGTTCTTGAGGCAGTCAAGTATATAAACTGGAAACGCAAGTTTCGGGAAGGAAAGTAATGGAAATGATTGCTTTGATTCTTTGCTTTTTGATCGTGTTGGTCTCTACATTTCTTTCCTATGCCTGGTATGAAATTCGACAAACGCAGAAAGAAGTCCAGAAAATCATCGACATCTGTCGTGATGCTGTGATTGCTTTAAATAGTGGACGATGAATGTAATGGCTGAAGCAGATTTCGAAGTAATGCCTCGGGGTACAACTGAAGAACTTCGTGTTCTTCGGGAGTTCGTACAGAACATTAGCAAGGCAGTGAATGCTTCTGATTGCACACCAGAAATCAAAAGCATGATTGCTAGAATTAATCTTTGGTATGTAAGTCATATTGACCGTTTCCCATTATGATGATATATACTAATGCGCGTTTCAAACCCAAGAAAAAGCGCAAGCCGAAAGGTGTGGTGGCGACCAAGTATCGCCGCTCTTCTGCTATTCTTGGGGTAGAAAAACTTCCGAGTCTTTCTTATGGTTCTCGAGTCGGTGCTGATACTGCTAGTAAAATTGCTTCTCTTCATGCCGTTTCTAATTGTACTGGCAGAACTTCAGTCATGGATGCGGCGCAGTTGGCGAAAGAGACAGAGGAAGTCCGCGCAGAAATTATAGCCAAGTCTAAACGCATCGCCATTGCTTACAACAAGGGTGCGTATCAATATGTGAGTGATGAATCAGATGCTAAAACAATTGGTCGGAAAAATCCTGTGTAAGATTGGACTACATAAAACAGAAACGGCATATCGCCCATCTAGGTGCGAATACTATCCGTTTCCGATTGCTATTCTTAAAACATGCAATCGATGTGGAGAAAATTGGATTCCTAAACAACGCCATAATGGCGAGGGTGAATAAATGGGTCGTTTTATTTTTACATACGAAGGCGAGATCTTTGATGGTCCAGATAAATCAATCACACTAGAAGTTGGTGAGGATGTTTGTCTTGACGATCTTCTAAATGAGATTCAAAATTTCTTGCGCTGTGCTGGTTATTATTTTGACGATTACTCTTATCTTGATCTTGTAAGCAGAGATAAGAAAGAACAGCCAGAGGTTAATGACTGGACTGAGGAAGAATGGGTTGCTGAATCGAAAGAAGATTTATTCTGGCAAAAAGATGGTCAGCAATGGCAATCTAATGGATGGGAACACGAGCCTGATGTTGATGGACCGACGGAATTCGCGTTCAATGGGACAAGTGAAAAGGATTTTGATGTAGTTGGGTCTGACAGAATATTATGGGACCCACCTAATACTGTTGGCAATTACAAACGAGAGGGTTAGTTTATGCCTGCAAAAACAGGAATTAAAGGTTATGGAAAAGGACGGGCAAAGTTAGGTTCTAAAAAACGCAAGGCGCGTCGAAGAAATCGCAATGCTTGATATAGCAATTCAAACAGCAATTGGTTTTGCGCTAGTTGCTGTTTGTTTTTTCGGACTTTTATTTCTGACTTGGCTTTTATGTCAAGTTGGAGTATACTTAATGGGTGGGAAATACGATGCCAATAATTGACTTTCGACATCGATTATCATTTCGTCGTCGTTATGTTGAGGGGTCTGTAACAGTTCTTATGTGGTTAGTCCTAATTGGATTGTGGTCGCAATGAAAGTGTGGGTTGATCCACCAAGTGGATGGAAGTATGGCTTTCCAAAGTTATGGGATTGCCAAGGTAGTTTACAAGAATGGTTAGTTCGTGAAGGCTATCCGAAAAGAGAGATAGATAGTTGTAACGGATATTTTTATGTGAGGCAGTGGACTGATGAAGATCTCAATCGGCAAGTATCCCAAGGACTCAAGGAAACAGCGCAAGATCTCGGTCAAGATTGATCCGTGGGATACGTGGTCGATGGACCACACTCTTGCGTATATCATTCATCCGATGTTGGTGCAGTTACATGAGGCCAATAATGGCGCACCCATGACCGACGATGAAGATGTGCCAGAAAAACTGCGCTCAACTTCTGCACCACCCAAGAAAAACGAATGGGATGTAGACAAGAATCACTTCAAGCGTTGGAATTGGATCATGCAAGAGATGATCTGGGCATTCAACGAGATCAAACTCGATCGCGATCCACAGTTCTGGATTCAGAAGCCGAAGTACAAGCGCAAAAAAATTGATAAGGAACAGACTGAAGATCGCTTCACCTTTCGCGACGAAGAAAAATACAGAGCATACTATGCTCGCCGCAAGAATGCATTGCGTTTGTTCGGTAAGTATTATGAGAATCTGTGGGATTAACCATGAAAGTTACAGTCATTACACCAACTGTTGGTAATCTATTTCTCAAAGATTGCATCGAGTCTGTGCGCAATCAAACTTATAAGAATGTCGAACACATTGTTGTAGTTGATGGTAGATCGCGTTGGCAAAATGCTGAACCTATTTTATTTGAAGCAACATTTCCGAGAGGAGAGAGTAGCAGTGACAAATTATTGGTCTTACCGTATCCTACAGGGACTGACCGTTATAACGGTCATCGTGTGTATGGCGGCACTACTTATTTCGCAGATGGTGATTATCATATCTGGCTAGACGACGACAATATTCTTGAGCCAGATCATATTGAGAAACTTGTAAAACTCGTACAAGAAAAAAATCTAGACTGGGCATACTCTTTCCGCAAAATTATTGATAAGGATGGTAAGGTTTTATGTCTGGATGATTGCGAATCACTCGGAATGTGGCATTCTATTCTTCATCCAAAAGATTTTTTTGTTGATGTTAATTGTTATTTCGTAAAGAAAGAAGTTGCAGTTGGCATGAGTCCTGTTTGGTATCGCAAGTTCCGCGAGCCTGGTCAGATGGAAATTGATCGGGCTATTGCTCATGTGCTAATGAATAATAAATTAAAGTTTGACTGCACTCGAGATTATACAGTACAATATAGAGTCGGCAATACTGGGCTTTCTGTTCAAGCAGATTTCTTTTTACAAGGAAATCAAAAAATGCTTGAACTTCATAATGGAAATTTACCATGGAAAAAACTTTAGTCTGTGTCATTTCTCAAACAAGAGAACATGAACTGTCATGGAATAGTTTTAAGAACAATGTTTTAGATGTTTTAAACGCAGATCTTGCGCTTTGCATCTCTGTTAATGACGACTATGATTATAACAATCCATTCTGGCAAACAGCCAAATATAAATGGACAACTCATGAATATGATGACTGGGTCAATGCGTTTGAGTATGCTCGCGTAGTTGATTTCCCAGAACACACTGATCGTTGGAAATACATGTTGTTCAACGAAGATCGCCAAGCAAACTGGCTCTCTCCAATCAATAATGCTCCAGGTGCGGGAGCAATTCTTATCTTTTTCAGATGGCTATTATTGCATAATTTAAAAAACAGTAAAGTATTGGATCAATATGATCGATTTATTGTAACAAGATCTGATTTTTTGTATCTCTGTCCACATCCGCCAATGGAATTACTTAATCCAAAATATGTTTGGGTTCCAGATAGCGAATACCATGGTGGAATAACTGACCGATATGCTGTTTTGTCACGGCAAAATGTAGAAGGATATCTATCAATAATGAAACATATTATAACTAATCCAGATTTAATTTATCGGAAGGTTATGATGCACACATTTAAGAATCTTGAAGCCGCTGTTAAGAATACTCTTGATATTGAATTCGGTGAAGGTGCACAATATTTTGGAACATTTCCATATCACATGTATTCTGTAAGATCAAAGGATACGTCATATCGCTGGGCACCAGGATATTGGAATGATGAACTTGGATACTTCATTAAATACCCAGAAGAAAAAGCTCGGGCTGAGCATTTCGCTGGTATTATAAAAAATAAAGAAGATTGGTATAACAAAAAAGTAGAGTCAAATGATTATGAACTCATTGTACACGAGTAAAGTTTTAAAGAATTGTCTTATATCTGGTAGCCAGGTAGAAAAAATTCTAGATTTTGGTCAGCATTCTTATGCTGACACATTCATTGCTGAGAATCAATTAAATCTCTCTGAGCCAGTATTCCCATTACAATTGTTTCTGAATAAAGATTCTGGAATGATTCAACTTGGATATATGAGCGATGATGAAGAGCGATATAATCTTTACGAATACAGTTATACATCTAGCAATTCTAAAGTTTCTAGAAAACATTGGGATGAATTTGCTGCATATGCTTTAGACAAATATGGAGATTATAAATTCTCTGTTGAGATTGGTAGCAATGATGGTTACTTAATCAATCAGTTTGCAAAGAATAATAAAAAGATTCTTGGAATAGATTGTTCTAAGCAAATGTGTGATACTGCAAATTCTAATGGTATCCGATCAATTCAAAGAGTCTTTGGATTGCCTGTCGCGCAAGAAGTCCTCAGCGAGGATGGTAAGGCTGATATTATTATTGCTAATAATGTTTTCAATCATTCGAATAATCCACTAGACTTTGCGAAAGCAGTAGCAACATTGCTTTCAGACAATGGTGTTTTTATCTTCGAAGTTCCATATTGGCTGGTGATGGTGCAGAGTAATCGATTTGTTGATATGGTTTATCATGAGCATATCAGTTACTTTACAGTAAAGAGTTGCTATAATTTGCTGAATGCTGCAGGATTAGAAATGGTTGACTTTGATATTGTTGATTATCATGGTGGTAGTTTAAGAGTTGAGGCTAAACTGAAAGGTCGCAATGCTAACAAAGAAAAGATTTTAAATGCAATTGAAGAAGAAACAGCAGCTGGATTATATGATGTAGAATTCTATCATCGCTTTCAAAAGAAGTTGGAACTAGATAGAGCCAATTGGTTAAAGAAATTCTACGAACTGTTAGAAAATGATCCAAAAGCAGTTGTAATTGGAGTTGGGGCAGCAGCAAAAGCCAACACTTGGCTAAACTGGCATAGACTTGATAAAACTCTGTTACACTGTATTACTGATGCATCAAATAGTAAACAGGGCAAATACACACCGCTTTCAAGAATACCTATTCGCAGCGACGATGAGTTTGCTAAACATGAACGCCCATATGCATTGATTCTCAGTTGGAATATCAGTGACTCATTAAAACAAATCCTTCTTAAGATTAATCCAAACATAAGGTTTATATCACAATGAAAGTTTATAATATCTACAATAATGAAGAAAAAAATCTAGGAAGTTTTCTAGATGATCGTGGAACTATCACAGATATCTTTTATCAGAAATCTATGAATCATGGCTGTATCATCAATAATAATCCTGGTGCAGTTCGTGGTAATCATTACCACAACCATACAACTCAATACACATATATCTTATCTGGAACATTAAGATATTATGCATCTGATCTAGATAGAACTCAAATTAAACATCATGATGCAGTCGCTGGTGATTTTATCATAAGTGAACCAAAAGAAATTCATGCAATGAAGGCTGGTGCTGATGGTTGTCTATTCATTGCATTTGCTGAAGGACCACGTGGCGGCGAAGATTACGAAAAAGATACCATAAGAGTAGAGTCAATTGTCAACGATTAAAACTGCTGTTGTGATTGGAAGCACAGGTGGTATTGGTTCTGCTGTTTCTAATATACTACAATCAACTTATAATGTAGTGAATCTCAATAGAGAACAAGTTGACTTTAACGATGTTGACGTTTATAATAAAATTAATTCTATACTGTTACAATACAATCCAGATTTAGTTGTGAATTGCATTGGACATTTCTCTGACAATTCAGAAGAACATCGTCAAACTATGGATATAAATTTTGGTTCGAATTGGGCAATAATTAAACACTATATTGACAACCAACCAAATAAGAACGTAAAGATTGTCATGATAGGATCTAGTGCTTATCGCGAAGGTCGTAAATTGTATATGCTTTATGCTGCGAGTAAGGCAGCATTATATAATTTGTGGTTGAGTGCATGCGAATATTTTGAAAATAGCAACATATCAATTGTATTAGTAAATCCTGTAAAAACAAAAACTAAAATGATGAATCCAACGGCGACTAGATATATTATGCCTGAAGACGTCGCTAGAACAATTCTAGAATGTACATTCAGCAAAGAAAATAAATGCATTGATATGACTTATCATAAGGAGTTGCGAAATGATTAAAGTTGGCGTAATTGGTAAAGGTGTTGTTGGCACAGCTGTTTATGATGGGTTAAATCATCTTGGCCATAAAATGAGTTTCTTTGATGTTAAATATGAAGGCTCAACAATTGATGATGTTTTGGATACTGATTGTGTTTTTGTTTGTGTTCCAACTGATCAATTGCCGAATGGAGAATGCGACACTAGTATTGTTGAAAGAGTTGCCTCGGAATTAAGCCAACGAAATTATCGTGGTTTGGTTGCAATTAAAAGCACTGTTACACCAGGAACTTCAGAGAAGTTATCTAAAGCGCACCCACCATTAAAAGTTTGCAGTGTACCAGAATTTTTAAGAGCAAAATCTGCCCTTGCTGATTTTATGTACAATCATGATCTACTAGTAATTGGTAGCAACAGAACAGAAGATTATGATCTTGTCAAGAAAATTCATGGTCGGCTACCTCGACAAGTGTCATGCATCAGTCCTACTGAAGCAGAAATTGTAAAGTATTTTAACAATGTAAACCATAGTGTTCAGATTATTTTTGCTAATATTTTCTATGAAGTTTGCAAAAAACTTGACGCAGATTATGATAACGTATATACTACTATTATCAAGCGTGATTGTTTTAATCCAGCATATCTTATGTGCAATGAAAACTTGCGAGGATTTGGTGGGCATTGTTTGCCAAAAGACACATCTGCTTGGGCTAAATTGATGCAAAATTTAAATTTGGATTACACAACGATTCAATCTGTGCTATCTGACAACAAGAAAATTACCAATGAGTAAAGTTTTAGTAACTGGGGCAAGTGGGTTGCTCGGAACTGAGTTTTGTGCTCAGCTTACTCAAGCAGGTCATCATGTTTGGGCTATTGATAATCATTCGCGCTCAACCACTATTCCTGAATGCGATATTTGGGAAAATCATGATCTGAATGATCCAAGAACATTTGATGTGCTACCAACAAATTTTGATTACATATATCATTATGGCGCAATTAATGGCACAACAAATTTCTACAAATATCCTAACAAGGTATTAACAAATAACTTTGTGTGTGATATTAATGTGTTTAATTTTGCAAGTAAATGTACAAATCTAAAAAATATTGTTTATGCATCAAGTAGCGAGATTGTCGCAGATGACCCAACATCACCTGTTCCAGAAAACACTGATGTTTTAATTAAAGATATTCATAATCCTCGCTGGAGTTATCGACTTGCCAAAATAACAAGTGAAAATTTCCTGGTCAACAGCAATTTACCATGGTTAATTCTACGATACTTTAATGTCTACGGAAAAAATAGCAAACAAGGACATTTTGTTGGTGATCAAATTAATAAGATAAAGAATGGCACATTCAGCGTTATAGGCGCAAATGAAACAAGATCTTTTTGTTATATTTCTGATGCTGTTGCTGCTAGTATACACATGGCAGAAAATGTTTCTAAAGAAGTTGTTAATATCGGCAATGATGCAGAAGTTAAAATTGGTGATGCAGTTAAGATAATTGCAAAACATCTTGGTCATCCTGATGCTGTGTTTGAAGAATTGCCAAGTGTTCAGGGGTCAGTGACCAATCGTCGACCAAACATAAGTAAACTTCGAAAACATATGCCAAATTATAGTCCAATATCATTTGATGAGGGAATGAGAAAAATTATATGAAACCATGCATTGCCACAATATTCATGAAGAATATTGACCCAGTTATTCTAGAAAACCAAAAAAAGGTTCTAGAAAAGTTTAATAAATCCAAAGTTCCACATTATCCAGTGTTAACTGAAGCACCTCCTGGCTATACAATGGATAAATTGGTCGATCTTCTTGAAGAAAGAGGTCATGATTCAATAATGTTTTTAGATGTTGATGCACTACCATTGAATGATACTGCGATTGATTATTTTTTCAATCAAGCCTATGCTGGTAAGATAATTGGTTCTGCTCAAAGAAGTAACCATATACAAAACAATCAACATGTGTTTTGTGCGCCACATAATGTCACATTTACAATAGCCAACTATCGTAAGTGTGGAAATCCATCATTTAATCCAAATCATCGTGGTGATGTGGCTGAAGAATTAACATTTAAGGCTGAAGAAAATAATATTCCAGTAGAAATTTTAATGCCAGTTCGATATGATGCGCCACCAATTCGTATGGACTGGGAACCAAAAAATCTTCCACCATACTGGGATCTTGCTGATGGTATGCCGAAATACGGTATCGGTACGACATTTGGTACTGAAGAGAATCAAATGTTCTGGCATATGTACCAAAGTTTTTATCCAGGTCAGAAAGAACGATTTATTAAAAAATGTGAGGATATTTTAAATGGCTAATCGATCTGATTTTTTTAATGCTAAATTACCACGTGCAATTAAACGTATGTTATCAATGCAACAAGCATATGGTTGGGCTGGTAATGAACATGATCGTGGAGCAACAAAACGAATGTTTATTGAAGCCCACGCAAATCATGTCAATTTTAAATTAAAACGCAACACTGCTGAAAATCGAGACGGCGCAGATTCAGAATGACTACACTTGGCGTAGATTTTGGTGGCTCTTTTATAAAGAGTGGGGATGTTTATTCTAGTGGGAGTGTTGCGCACAACCCAAGTATTGCAACACCAAATCCATCTACACCAGAAAATGTTTTCAATGCCATCAAATCATTGATAACTCCCGACATTCAAAAGGTTGGCATGGCAATTCCATGCGCTGTTAAAAATAATCGTGCATTGACGTCCACTAATGTTGACGCTGGCTGGCGTAGTATAAATCTCAAAGAAACAGCCAAAGATATTCTTGGTGTTGATTGTACATTTATCAATGATGCCGATGCTGCAGCAGTCGCCGAGATGTCAGCAAATATCGATACGCATGGTCTTACAATCTTATTGACTTTTGGGACTGGCATTGGCGCAGCCATGATTTATAACGGTACACTGATTCCAAACATGGAGTTTGGTCGCATGGCAATGCCACGTGGTATTGATACCGCTGAAGAGTTTGTATCAGGTAGAGCCAGAAAAGAACTCAACATGAACTGGGAAGAATATGGCTATCGTATGAACATCTATCTACAATATGTTTGTGATATGTTTCAGCCAGACAATCTCATTATTGGTGGTGGCGTGAGCGAAGAATGGGATTCATGGGCGCATCGACTAATCGTACCATGTGCTGTACATAAAGCAAAACTTGGCAATAATGCTGGATTCATCGGAGCAGCGCAGTACGCAGATGGATTCGCTAACTGATCTAAAAAAATATTTACTTGATAATGGTGTTGAGATCAAATCATTTAGTGGATGTGAACTCATTGTTGGTAAAGATAAATGGTACATGGCTCATGGCGTTCTATACCAAAATGGAACACAAATAAGTCGTAAAGAAGAAAAAAAGTTTTTGGCAGATTATATTAAGAGGAAAGAATATGTCGGACGGAATCAAAGCAGTAAAACTCGTAAGTGGCGAGGAATTAGTAGTAGAAGTAACAGAAGAAACAAAAAATAACATCACATTTAAAAATCCTGTTGCTTCAGTTCTTCAGCGTTCTCAGCAAACAGGTGGTGCTGCTCTTGGCTTTATGCCTTGGATGCACTCTTCAAATGGACCTTTTACAATCGCAAAAGATAAAATTATTGTCGTTGCAGAGGTTGCGGATGAAGTGAAAAACGGGTATAATCAAATATTCGGAACGGGAATAGTTGTTCCTCCTAAACAATTGATTACGGGGTAAAACTTGTCAGATTTTTACACAAACATCACGGTTTCAGGCAAATATATCCTATTCCGTGGTGTCGAGAATGATAAGAGGGTCAGACGGAAAATTGAATTTCGTCCGACCTTTTATCTTTTGGCAAATGAAAAGACTGATTATAAAACGCTTGATGGCGAATATGTCAAGCCAATTCAACCTGGGACAATCCCAGAGTGTCGTGAATTTTTAAAGAGGTATGAAAGTGTCGATAATTTCCCTGTTTATGGTAATAATCGTTATGAGTATTCTTTTATTGCCGATCATTTTGCTGATGACGTATTGTGGGATTATAATAAAGTTTGCGTTGCTTATCTTGACATCGAAGTTGGATCTGAAAATGGATTCCCAGAGCCAAGAGATGCTAATGAAGCAATCACAGCCATCACTATCAAAATTAAAGGTAATTATTTTGTGTTTGGTGTCGGCGATTATAGCAAGCACCGTGACGACGTGTACTATGCAAAATGCCGCGATGAGTCAGACCTCATACGACGTTTCCTCGACCTCTGGTGCAGATTCTATCCAGATGTAGTGAGTGGCTGGAATATTGAAACATTCGATATTCCTTATCTTGTAAATCGTATCAAAAAAGTCTTTGGCGATGATGATGCCAAGAAACTTTCTCCTTGGAATAGATTAGATGAGCGCGAAGCATATATCATGAATCGTGCGACACAAGTTTATGAAATTCCAGGTATTGCTATCCTAGATTACATCCAACTTTATCGCAAGTTCACATATTCTCAGCAAGAGTCGTACAGACTTGATAACATTGCTCACGTTGAGTTGGGCGAAAAAAAGATTGATTACTCTGAATTCGAAACTCTCCACCAACTCTATAAACAAGATTATCAAAAGTTCATTGAGTATAACGTCAAGGACGTAGAACTTGTTGAGAAACTTGAAGACAAGATGAAGTTGATCGAGTTGGCTTTGACTCTTGCATATGATAACAAGGTCAACTACGACGACGTGTTCACTCAAGTGCGTATGTGGGATGCGATTGTTTATAATTATCTTCTCAAGAAAAAGATTGTCATTCCGCAAATGAAACGAGGAGATAAGAAAACAGCATATGAAGGTGCGTATGTTAAAGAGCCTATTCTTGGAATGCATGAATGGGTTGCATCATTTGACTTGAATAGTCTGTATCCACACTTGATCATGCAATATAATATTTCAATGGAAACAATCGTTGAACCATCGAAATACAATGATAATATGCGTGGATTTATTACTAATTGTGATGTAAATGTAGACACATTATTAAATCAACAAGTTGATACAACTATTCTAAAGGATCTTGGTGTAACTGTAACACCGAATGGCCAATTATTTAAAATCCAAGAGCAAGGTGTAATGCCTGAAATTATGGATAATATGTACAAAGATCGTACACGCTATAAGAAATTGGCTCTAGAGGCAAAAAAGAAAATCGAAACAGTTCTTGAAGATAAGAATCAAGTTGAGTATCTTGAGAAGCAGGTAGCGCGATACAATAATCTTCAGTTGGCAAAAAAGGTTACGCTGAACTCTGCTTACGGTGCGCTGGGTAATCAATACTTCCGCTTCTTTGATACAAGAATTGCTGAGGGAATTACCACCGCTGGTCAATTATCTATTCGTTGGATTGAAAAGAAGATCAATGAATACATGAATAAAACATTGCGAACTCATAATGAAGATTATGTAATTGCTTCTGATACTGATTCAATTTATCTAAACATGGGTCCATTGATTAAGAAACTATATCCTGATTCTTCTGATACCAAGAAAGTTATTAAGTTTATGGATAAGGTTTGCGATGATAAGATTCAGCCATTTATTGATGCATCATATCAAGAATTAAAAGATTATGTAAATGCATTCCAACAGCGTATGGAAATGAAGCGTGAATCATTGGCTGATAAAGCAATTTGGACTGCAAAAAAACGATATATTTTAAATGTTCACAATAGCGAAGGTGTTGCATATGCAAAACCAAAACTCAAAATTATGGGGCTTGAGGCGGTTAAATCATCTACGCCTTCGGCTTGTCGTCAGAAGATTAAAGAAGCGATTACGATTATCATGACGCAAACGCAAGATGATTTACATAAATTCATTAACAAGTTTCGTGATGAGTTTAAAACCCTTCCGCCCGAAGATATTGCATTTCCAAGATCTGTTAATGGATTAGCAGAATATTCTGATAATGCAAATATATTCAAAAAGGGAACACCAATTCATGTTAAAGGTGCACTTGTATATAATCATTTGCTTGTAAACAAAAACTTAACAAAGAAATATCAATTGATCAAAGAAGGCGAAAAAATTAAATTTATCTATCTAAAACAGCCTAATTTGTTCAATAATAATACACTTGCATTTTTATCTGGTATCCCAAAACAACTTGAAGCAATGCAATACATTGACTATGACCTTCAATTTGCAAAATCGTTTCTTGAGCCATTAGATATTATTTTGTCAACAATCAATTGGCAGTCAGAAAAAGTTGAATCACTAGATTGCTTTTTCAGTTAAAATATTATACAATACATATATCGCAATACGGAGAACACAAATGAGTTTACTTGAAAAGTTGAAGAAAAATAGCACAATCAAAGATACAGCAATTCTTGCGCAGTCAAAGTTCTTTGCTGCTAAAGATATGATTCAAACCAGCATTCCTGTGGTGAATGTTGCGTTCTCTGGTGATCTAGATGGCGGTTTCACTCCTGGTCTTACTATGTGGGCTGGTCCGAGTAAACACTTCAAGACTGCATTCAGTCTCTTGATGGCAAAAGCATACCAAACCAAGTATCCCGAGTCAGTTGTTTTGTTCTATGACTCTGAGTTCGGCACTCCACAAAATTACTTTACCTCTTTTGGTATTGATATGGAACGTGTGGTCCATACTCCTGTTACTGATGTTGAGCAGCTGAAGTTTGATATTATGCAACAGCTGACTAATATTGAACGTGGTGAGCGCGTGATGATCGTAATTGACTCAATTGGTAATCTTGCTTCTAAGAAAGAAGTTGAAGATGCACTCGATCAAAAGTCTGTCGCCGACATGAGTCGCGCAAAGCAAATAAAATCCCTGTTCCGTATGGTGACCCCACACCTAACGCTGAAGGACATTCCGATGGTGGTTGTAAATCATACCTACAAGGAAATTGGTATGTTTCCCAAGGATATTGTTGGCGGCGGCACAGGTTCTTATTACTCTGCTGATAACATTTATATTCTCGGTCGTCAGCAGGAAAAAGATGGTCAGGATTTAATTGGCTATAACTTCATCATCAACGTTGAGAAGTCACGTTACGTTCGCGAAAAAGCAAAGATTCCTGTGACTGTACGATTTGATGGTGGTATCAGCAAGTACAGCGGTCTACTTGATATTGCTCTTGAATCGGGTCACGTAGCCAAACCGAACGTTGGTTGGTATGCAAAAGTTGATCGTTCAACTGGTGAGATTCAATCAAAGAAGTGGCGTTTGGCTGACACTGAATGTCCAGAATTTTGGGATAGCATTCTTGCCGATGAAACATTCAAGGAATGGATTCGTAACAATTACCAATTTAGTTCAGCACTTGCTGGTAATCTGATTGCTGAGGAGGATGATGATGAGTAAACTTGCTGATCTCAAAGCCAGACTCGAATTCTGGTACGTCAAGAAGTTCTGCAAACTTGACAAGCATTGGACGTTCTTTCTTGATTTAAATCAAGATAGTAATAAGTCCTTTGCTGTCAAGATTCTAAAGAAGTATCCTGATACTATCGTCGAATTTGCTAATATTGAAATGAAAGACGATGGTGAGTTGAGTTTTGATTTTGATGTGATCGCAAATCCAAAATTGCATGACACTGAATCAAAAGGATTCAAAAAGTTTACTACAAATATTATGCGTAGTATGATACTACATTCCTTGGAAAGCCTTGAGAAGGAAGTAAATGAAAACCGAAACATTGATCTTGTCAAATCTAATACGCAACGAACCGTTCATGAGGAAAGCGTTGCCATTTCTGAAGAGCGAGTACCTGAGCGAAAGCCACGAAAAAAAGCTGTTCGAAGAAATAAAAAAGTTTATCCTGAAGTACAACACTCTGCCACCGAAAGCAGCATTGGAGATCAGTCTTAAAGAATCAACCAAACTCTCAGAAGGAGAGTTAAATAAGTCACTCGAAACACTAAAGGAAATTTCGAATGACCGATCGGAACAAAAACTTGAGTGGCTACTTGATACAACAGAAAAATTCTGTCAAGAGAAGGCTGTTTATAATGCCATCATGGATTCCATACAAATCTTGGATGGAAAAGACCCTAATCGCGGTAAAGGAAGTATTCCTAATCTGTTGTCTGATGCTTTGGGCGTTAGTTTCGATCCCCATATTGGTCATGACTACGTTGACAGCTTCGCTGAGCGATATGATTTCTACCATCGTGTGGAAAAAAGAATCCCCTTCGACCTCGAGTTCTTCAACAAAATTACCAAGGGCGGTTTACCGCAAAAGACTCTTAATATCGCGCTCGCTGGCACTGGTGTTGGTAAGTCTTTGTTTATGTGTCATGTGGCTGCTTCTTGCCTGACGCAAAACTATAATGTCCTCTACATTACTCTTGAAATGGCTGAGGAAAAGATCGCCGAAAGAATCGACGCGAATCTTTTGAATGTTTCTCTTGATGATCTCATGAACATGCCGAAGGATATGTATGAGCGTCGAATGGAGAAACTCAAGAGTTCAGTCAAGGGTAAGTTGATCATCAAAGAGTATCCAACTGCATCAGCGAATCCTGCTCACTTCCGCGCACTGATCAATGATCTTGCTTTGAAAAAGAATTTCAAGCCAGACATTATCTTCGTGGATTATCTAAATATCTGTGCATCTGCAAGAATTAAGGCAGGTGCGAATGTGAATAGTTATACCTATATCAAAGCGATTGCTGAAGAACTGCGTGGTCTTGCGGTTGAGAATAATGTTCCAATATTTTCAGCAACTCAAACAACTCGTTCTGGCTTCAGTAACTCTGATCCTGGACTTGAGGATACTTCTGAGTCGTTTGGTCTGCCTGCGACTGCTGACTTTATGTTTGCATTGGTAAGCACTGAAGAACTTCAAAAGTTAAATCAACTCTTAGTGAAGCAGTTGAAAAATCGATATAACGACCCAAATCTACACAAAAGATTTATGGTTGGAGTTGATCGAGCCAAGATGAAACTTTATGATCTTGAACAAAAAGCACAAGATGGTGTGATGAATGAAATTGAATCTAAACCAGTTTTTGATAAAAAGAAAAATACAGATAAGTTCAAGAATCTAAAGGTATGAAACTCTACAAAATTGAAAAGAAAGTATATTCTCTGGCCAATAATTGGGTTGGAGAACAACACATTCCTTCAATTATTCGTTCACTTAATAAAGAATTTAAAAGAACCATTGTGTGCTTTTCTTCAGAGCGTTATGAAGATGAGTATTATGACGATCACAATGTCATTGTAAGTGGTCATTACTGTTTAAGAATATCAAATGTTGTGCCTGAACATATCTATATTTGTTTAAATTTTCCCAGAATACCAAAAAAAGCCACAATTACTAAAGATGGGGCTAAAAACCTAGCCATTAAAATTATTCGGGCGATTCATCATGAATATAGGCATAAGCATCAACAAAAGAAAAGACCTTTATTATTACAAAAGGAATATAAGCCAAAGCCGAAGCAAAACAAGATGAAAGCCATGTATTATGGGAATCCAGATGAATTGGATGCCCATGCACATGAAACTCAGGCTGAGAAATTGGATATAAATAAACTCAGGAAGGCACATAAGATCAGCTGGGAACAGTCTGAGGCTATCTATATGTACCGTTCAGTGTTCAGAAAACATGATCCAAGAGTCTGGAAAAGATTTCTAAAGAAGGTCTATAAATCAAATGAAGAAGTTCAAACAGTACCTAAAGGAACAAGAGGCACAAAGTAGCATACAGGACTTTATGGGTTACTGTAAGGATAATCTTGGCATTACAGAACTTCCTAGTCTTGTGGTTGTTGATGACAGAAATATAGCCAGAGAAAATACTAGTTTTGGTGGATATTCTCCATCAGAAAAAACAATACATTTGAATGTTGCAGGTCGCCATCTTGCAGATGTTCTTAGAACACTGGCTCATGAATTAGTCCATCATAAACAAAACCAAGATGGTGTTCTGCACAATTATGCTGGTGAAACTGGTAGTGAATTTGAAAATGAAGCAAACAGCATGGCTGGTGTGCTTATGAGAAACTATGGTAAGGCAAATCCTGCAATTTATGAGGAAGTTGAATTGTAATTGAGGTTTTATGACTATATTCGTGACTGGTGGGCTGGGTTTTATCGGCTCAAATTTTGTTTTTAAATATCTTCAGGCGCATGCAGCAGATACGGTTGTTATTCTAGACAACTACTCATACGCCGCAAACACTCGCAACATTTACGGTCTTTACGAAGATTATCGCGTAAAGATTGAGCGTGTTGACATCTCCAATCTGAATAGAATGCAGCAGCTGTATATTGAATATCAGCCATCTAAAACCTTTCACTTTGCTGCTGAGTCTCACGTTGATAATTCGATCAATGGCGATGATGAGTTTCTGCAAACTAATATTCTTGGTACTCACGTAATTCTAAAGTGCATTCGTAAATTTGGTGGTCGACTCATTCACGTTTCGACTGATGAAGTCTATGGAAGTTTATCACTCACTGCTAATAGTTTTACTGAAAAAACTCCATACAATCCACGTAATCCATACTCTGCAACCAAAGCAGCCAGTGATCATTTAGTGCGCGCCTATGTCAACACTCATGGTATTGACGCAATTGTGACTAATTGTTCTAATAATTATGGTCCACGTCAGCACCATGAGAAGTTTATCCCAACAGCAATTCGTCATATCAAAGAAAATAAGCCAGTGCCTATTTACGGTAAAGGTGAGAATGTTCGTGATTGGTTATATGTTGAAGATCACTGCGATGCTTTAATCACAATTGGTGATAGAGGAAAAACTGGAGAACGATATAATGTTGGTGGCGGCTTTGAGTGTTCGAATATTGAAATGGTTACAATGATTCTTGATGTCATGGGTAAGCCAGTTCACATGTATCAAGACTGGATTAAATTCGTTGATGATCGCAAAGGTCATGATTTGCGTTATTCAATTGATTCAGGTAAAATTGAACTTGAACTTGGCTGGCTCGCCAAAACTAAGATTCAAGATGGATTGATTAAAACATTGGAGTGGTATCTATGAGAAAAGGAATTATTCTATCGGGTGGATTAGGAACTCGTTTATATCCATGCACAAGAGTTATCTCAAAACAACTTCTTCCTGTTTATGACAAACCATTAGTTTATTATCCTCTGTCAACATTAATGATGGCTGGTATTCGAGATATTTTAATCATCACATCACCAGCTGATCGTGGACCATTTGAAAAATTAATTGGTGATGGTTCACAATGGGGATTGAATATCGCATACGAAACTCAAATTGAACCAAAGGGCATTGCTGAGTGTTTCAGAATTGGAGAAAAGTGGATTGGTGATGATGATGTCACACTTATTCTTGGTGATAATATTTTCTATGGTAATGAATTAATTAATCGATTCAATGCTGCCAAGTGGAATAATTCTGGATGCACGTTATTTGCCTACCATGTTTCTGATCCAGAACGATTTGGTGTAATTGAATTGAATGCGAATGGCGATCCTATCAGAATTCTTGAGAAACCAAAATTTGCTCCAACTAATTATGCCGTCACTGGACTTTACTTTTACGATAATAACGTAGTAGAATATGCTTGGAGGATATCTCCTTCTGCAAGAGGGGAGCTTGAGATTACTGATATCAATAATCTTTACATGCAAAATCATGACTGTAAAATTGAATACTTGAATCGTGGTATTGCTTGGATTGATACAGGAACATTTGAATCGCTTGCTGAAGCATCAACTTTTGTTGGTTCGGTTCAACGTAGAACTGGAATGATGATTGCATGTCCTGAGGAAATTGCATATAAAAATGCATGGATTACAGAACATCAAGTAACTCTTGCTGCTGAGAAATATTCTAAATCTGATTATGGCAAATATCTTGGACAAATTTTAAGGATGACATTATGAAGACTGATGTGGAGAAGATGATTGAACAACTCGTTGCTGCCGTTGGCACACCGAAGTATGCTTATAACTGCAAAGAGTTCAATCCAGAAAAGGATACTGTTTTCTATTCTGGTCCTTACTGGGATGAGAAGGAAATCATCGCTGGCGTAAGTGCATTCCTCACAGGCAAGTGGCTGGTCTCTGGCGAGCAAGTCGCAAAGTTCCAGTGGGAGTTTGGTCGTAAGTTTAATGTTGGTCATTGTCACATGGTCAACTCTGGTTCATCAGCCAATCTTACAATGGTTGCTGCGTTGAAGAAACACTTGGGTTGGAAGGATGGTGCAGAAGTCATCGTATCACCTGTTGGTTTTCCAACCACCATTGCTCCGCTGGTTCAGAATAATCTCAAGCCAGTATTCGTTGATATTGAAATGAACACGCTGAACTTTGATCTTGATAAAGTTGAGCAAGCAATTACTGATAAGACCGTCGCGATTTTCGTATCACCTGTTCTTGGTAATCCGCCAGACATGGATATTATTGGATCGCTCTGTAAAGAAAATAATATCTATCTAATCGGTGACAATTGTGACTCACTCGGCACTCGCTGGGGTGGAAAACCTTTGACTAATTATTATTATGCCTGGACCACTTCCTTCTATCCAGCGCATCACATTTCAACTGGCGAAGGCGGGATGGTTTGCTCGAATGACAAAGAACTTATTGACACTGCTCGTTCTATATCTTGGTGGGGTCGCGATTGCCGCTGTGTCGGGGCTGCTAATTTGCTTGCTTGTGGCACTTGCGGGAATCGATTTGACAAATGGCTCGAAGGATACAACGGCATCATCGACCACAAGTACCTATTCTCAAATATGGGATACAACCTTAAACCTCTGGACCTACAAGGGGCGATCGGACGAGAACAACTCAAGAAAATAGACGACATTGATACAAAGCGTCGTTGGAACTTCAATAAGATCAAAGATCTTTTAGAAAAATATATTCCTGGCGTTCGCGTTGCAAGTAATCTCAACAAGGCTGACCCATCGTGGTTCGGTGTTCCAATCATTACAGACACTGCTGAAACCAAAGAGAAGTTGCAAGCATTCTTTGAGGCGAATAGAATCCAAACTCGTAATTACTTTGCTGGTAATAT